CTCTTTCCTCACGTTTGTTTTGATGTGTATGTATAAAGGTTAAATTTTCTATTGGACAGAAGCAAGTGCCACTGTACCAATACGCACCAACTGTGCGTCAAAGTTGTATGAACCACTAGTTAAAATGGTTGCTGTTCGATAGAAGACTTGGCCGGTTCCGTTACCATTGACTGCTCCCTCCATGGAAGTGTACACAGCAAGTTCACTTCCAACCGTGACTGCATAGAGGGTCAAACCTCCAATCAACGGAAGATCCGTAGTTTGCGACGTAAAAGTCGTTACAGTGGCGCGTGAAGTGGTTGCAACAAGTGCAATATTTGCTAGTGTAGTGCCTCCGGCTGAATTCGACCCTTGAGCATCGAAAACCAATCTCCAAATGGTGCCATTTCTTGAGGTGGAAAGCCCCAATGTCCCAGTGGGATCATTTAGGGTAAAGTCCGCATTCACGACTCCCAAACCGACCTCACCAAGCGTCACTCTGAGGCCAGGCCCAGATGAGATTGGAATGGTCAATGAATGTTGAGCGTATACGGGTTCCTTAAAAGAAATGTCATATTCGGCAAAAATGTAACCAACCTGTTGGGCTGAATTTACTTGAGTGTAAATCTGTAATTCTGCCATAATCGAATCATCCAAATCAACCGAAGTTGTTGGATCAATATGTCGATATAGGCTATCACAGGCTATGTCAATGTAATTTGCTGCCCAAAGTGGCCCAAATGATGCATTGCCCTGACTCATTGCCCGTGGGAGGAAAGATCCGCTCTCTGGCTGTAGACCAGGCATTGTGCATGATGATTGGCTACATAGGATCACTTGACCAGTGACACTTGTTGCCACTTTTGGTACGTAATGGATTCGAAGTCTGTTCCATTTATATTTTTCAAAGGATCGAGCCATGTTTCCTAGCACAGTACTGAGGAAATACGCTGGGCTCAACAGAGCCGACTTACCCAACCCGAATGTGTTGACGCCCTGACCCTCCACCGTTCCAATAAAGTCCCGTCCAACAATGCGAGCATCTGTTAGAGATCTTGTAACAACTGGATTGGTAGCTTTGATCATGGTGCCATACGACACGGGTGGAGTTGAGGTTGTTGTGCTCATACCAGCTGGCATTGACATCTTCTTCATTTTCTTTTCTTTCTTTGACACTGTTGGTGTGTTTTTAGCATTCTTAGGTGGAATAACCTTTACCATTGTTTGTGTTGTGTTTTGATAAGTTAGTAGTTTATCAGTGGCCCTAACCAGGTATTGTAGGCCAACTGGAACAGCAAACAGTGCACCCAACCAGGAGTTACCGTATGCCGATCGAACAAATTCTCGGTCTGCATCCTGCAAATCGCCCTCCAGGAAATAAATCCTGTCGTGCTCCATGCATATTGCGTCCAGCTCATTCATAGGATCGACTGTTGGGTTAACACTTGCTTGGATTGCGCCGTTGCTCCAGTAGGGGCCGCAGTAGTTTCCGTACATTATAGTGGTGCGTGTTGGTATTCGGCAAAACTATCAATGGCCCTGGGCATAAAGCCCAGGACCAAATCATTGTAATACCTTTCCAACTCCTCTTGCTCATCGGGTGTGTACCCCCATGCCTCGAAGAAAGTGGCTCTTGCCATTGGTGTGACGGTTTGCGCTCGACATGTCAGACCTTGACCCATCAATCGCATTCCTGTTGCCATAGCGGGATGTTTTCCAATATTGCTCTTTTTCCCATTGCGCATGTAACAAAGATACATGGCTTGGAAAATAGGAACTCCACTTGTCAAAGCAACCCCACCTTCACCCACGGCATAGATCCATTTCCTGAACATGGACTCACTATCTAATGGTATAACTGACAACGAATCTTTTTCCCTTGCGGTATCAAAATTCCTCACCATTACCCATTCACCACCAGCTTGAACCGGATGCATTTGGCAGAATTCAACATCGGTAAATCTATTGACAGTTTGTTCAACCGCCATGCGAAAACCCAGTCTCAAAAACCATTCTTCTAGTCCATTACGAAATGCTGGTTCGTACTTTCTACTCATGAACACCACGCAATCATCACCATTGTTGCCAAACTTGATTGGTACCTGCCTCTCCTGGGAGTATGCATATACCATGGCACACATTATGATGCAATTGCCTAATGCGGTGTTCATGTCTCCTGAAAACCGTCGTCCATCCACCTTGTACCGTAATTTTCCGTCCTCACAAAAGCCGACGCCTACGTTATGCAATTGCATTCGTAAGAGTCGCTTTAGTTCTGGACAATCACCTGACAAAATGATGTATATCGAGTGTTCCCACATCAACATGTACATACTAACGTGCATGTCAAATTTCGTTGCGTCCAACCCAATGCAAACACACTCAGGTACTGCGATCCATTTCTGGTACAACGCCTCAGCTATCTGTTTTACATTCATTCCTTTCATGACAACTGGTGTTTGGTCCCCAAAGACTTTAGCAATAGCCTTATACAAGGTATGCTCGTTAGCTTTGAGATACGTACCCACACCTATGTTATAAACTGGTTTCCGGGGTTGGATGCATCTGGGTGCACTCGTTGGTTTAACTTTTTCACACTTTACAAACGGATTGCTTAGAGCATGCTTCTTAAGTACACCTGTTGCATAAAATTCTGGTAACGCATTGTCATAGATTGTTCGTTTCCGCCCAACATACATCTGAACAAATTGTTCAGGGGAAATTTTGGGGGTCCACTTAGCATTCTTTAGCAAACG